GCAGGTCCACAAGGGGGGGCAGGGACCGACGGGGGCCGGGCGGGGGGCCCATCCTTAGGTAACACGTATACCGCGCCCCAAATTTTGACCCTTTTAAGCACACAACAGCTTGTTCAGTTGATCCTACAGAGGCACCAATTATTGACATATAGGTGTTCACGCGTTAGCATCTGTCGCTATGAGCAAATCAATTTTAGAAGCACTCGATCCCAACCAAGTAGACAAAGCTATTTTGTCCCCTGCGGACTTGCTCGCAATTGAGGAAGATCCCACAAAAATGGAAACCGTTGCCCGTATGCTCGCGGCGGTTAACCTCGATAACTTGTTTCGGCACATGCAGAATCCCACAATTAACCCAATGGCCCGGATTGAGTTCCAAAAACTGCTGAACAAACTAGGCAGGCTGGAACCGGATACCAAAGCGGATGTTTCCGGTGGTGGACCTCAAGTGGTCATTAACATCACCCGCGCTAAGGACCGAGAAGACGCCATTACCATCGAAGGTAAGGCTATAGACGATGCTACATGAAGTTAATTTTGAGGTTATCCGTAGCCTAGACGAGTTCTTCTACTCGCAGCAGTTCATATCCTTAGCCGTTGGCCCTGTTGGGTCGACTAAAACGACAGCCGGTATCATGAAGATCGTGCATCACGCGGCACTCATGGCGGCATGTAAGGATGGAGTGCGCAGATCCCGGTGTATTTGGGTACGAAACACGCGAGAACAGCTCCGAGACACGTCAATTCCAGACTTTTTAAAGTGGATTCCAGACGGTGTAATGGGCTCTTTTCTCAAAACTGAGTACAAATTCGTCATAAAAATAGGCGATATTGAGTGCGAAGTGCTGTTTCGAGGGCTAGATGACGCTAACGACGTACGCCGCCTACTCTCTTTACAGGCCAGTTTCATCATATTCGACGAGTTCCGGGAGATTCACCCTGACATCTACAACGCCGCACAAGGCCGAGTAGGACGGTACCCCGATAAAATGATGAACGGTGTTGGTTGCAAAACTGACGACGGTAAGCCGAACGCGCACCTCTGGGGAATGACCAACCCACCAGATGTCGACACGTTCTGGGAAACCTTGCTCACCGAACCCCCATCGAACGTACACGTCACGATCCAGCCCAGCGGTCTGTCCCCCGAAGCAGACTGGACCGAGTTTCTACCCGACGATTACTACGACAACCTCGCGAAGGGTAAGACCGAGGACTGGATCGACGTATACATCAACGCAGAGTTCGGCAAATCGCTGTCAGGTCTGCCCGTGTTCCGTTCGTTTGACAGAACCAACCACGTAGCCAAGGCAGCCATAAAGCCGCTCTACTCCGACGACCCCCTGATAATCGGCGTTGATGCAGGGTTAACCCCCGCAGCGGTGATTGGGCAGGTAGCCTACGATGGGCGCTTGATCGTGTACGATGCCAAAACATCAGACGGTATGGGCGCACTGCGTTTCGTCCGTGAAGTCATAAAACCTCTACTGGTTAACAAGTTCCCCGGTAGACGATGCGTCGTTATTATTGACCCAGCGGCATTTCAGCGGGTCCAGACGGATGAGCGCACAGTAGCAGACATCTGGCGTAACGAAGGCTTCTCGGTCAAGAGCGCTAAGACAAACTCAGTGGCAGCACGGATCTCAGCAGTTGATAAGCACCTCACCCGCGTTGTCGACGGAAAGCATGGTGTCGTTATAGATCCTGAAAGCGCGTTACCGCTCGTACAGGCACTGGCGGGTAAGTACCGATACAAAATAAACACGAAAGGTGTTCGGGACGAGAGCCCTGAGAAGTCGCACCCTTGGTCCGATGTAGCAGATGCGTTCCAGTATATGTGCCTGCACGCGGATGGCGGTGAGACGTTTGGGGGAATGGCTTCTACTGACCAGCGCCGATCTGTCGTTAAAGTCTCTTCAAGAGGTTGGACATAATCTGTTGACCTGTTAGCAGATAAGAGTTATGGTGTCGCCAGTATCGCACATGTGAGATAGTATTAAATGGCACTTGGTTCGCAACTTATTCCCATTGCGCGTGCCTCTGATCTAGAGGCTGCGGCGCAGCGCGAGTCTGCTGAAAAGCAGATGACCCCTATGATACAAGGTCTGTCAGCACACGTCCGCCGTCGGTGGGAAGTGATGCGGGACCACAAACGTAATACAATCGAGGATCGGTTGTCTGCGTGCGTACGGGCACGGAATATGGAGTACGACCCCGGCAAGATGGCTGAGATCCGCGAAATGGGCGGTTCAGAGATCTTTATGGGTATCGTCAGCACCAAGTGCAGAACGGCTACAGCTTGGTTGCGTGATACGCTTCTAGGCGTTGGGGCTGATAAGCCTTGGGCCTTGTCTGCTACCCCTATCCCCGAGGTACCGCCTGAAGTTGCAGCAAACTTGCAGCGCATTATGGCGGCGAACCTACAGCAGTACTACGCTGAGGGTAACCAGCAGCTAGACCCCATGGAACTCAAAGAACTCGCAGCGGGCATGAAAGATACAGCTACGCGGAGCATGAAGCACGAGGCAGAGAAACGCGTCGAGCGCATGGAGTTGAAGATGCAAGACCAGCTCGCTGAAGGCGGTTGGGTCAAGGCACTCTACGAATTTACAAACGACCTTGCGACATTCCCGTTCGCAGTCCTCAAAGGTCCGATCCCCCGAAAACGCAAAGCTATGAAGTACGTGAAAGGTGGCCTAGCCGCTATTGACGTATTGCGTGACGAGTGGGAACGCGTTGACCCTTACAAGTTCTTCTGGTCCCCGTGGGGCGATGATATTCAGAACATGCCTGTCATGGAGCTTCACCATTTAACACGTGAAGACCTTGAGGCGATGCTGGGTGTTGAAGGCTACGATGAATCGGCGATCCGTACGCTCCTCATGGACTTCGGCTCAGGCGGTTTTGGTTGGCTTGACCAGACAGACAGCGAAATGGAAGCCGTAACAGGTAAAGACTTTGACGACGCAACCACCGAGATCGTTGCAGCGTTGCAGTTATGGGACTCTATTCCCGGAAAGCTCCTCATAGAGTGGGGCATGTCCGAAGAAGAAGTTGAAGACCCGCACAAGTCCTATCCGTGCGAAGTCTGGATGATAAACAACGTCATCATCAAAGCTGTTTTGAACTACGACCCTCTTGGGCGTAAACCGTACTACCTGACTTCTTTCGAGAAGGTTCCCGGTCGAATAGACGGAAACGGGGTAGCGGATCTGTGTATCGACGCGCAAAACATGTGTAACGCTGCCGCTCGGGCGCTGGCTAACAACATGGGTATCTCGTCGGGTCCGCAGGTAGGCGTTAACGTAAGCCGTCTGCCAGCAGGCGAAGACATTACGCAGATGCACCCTTGGAAGATTTGGCAGTTCAAAACCTCAGAATATGGCGATGCTTCTCCCCCAATGCAGTTTTTCCAGCCCAACTCTAACGCGGGCGAACTTATGGGCGTTTTCGATAAGTTTATGGAACTTGCAGACGAAGTATCAGGTATCCCGCGTTATATGACGGGTCAGCATGTTCCGGGCGCAGGACGCACGTCGTCCGGCTTGTCTATGCTTATCTCTAACGCTGGTAAGAGTATAAAGCAGGTTATCGGCAACGTTGACCACGATGTCATTACTCCGATGCTCGAGCGTCAGTACCAGCGTAACCTACGGTACTCTGACGACCCGGACTTGATCGGAGACGTACAGATTATCGCTCGAGGCGCTATGTCGCTGGTTGTCAAGGAAGCTGAGGCTGTTCGTAAGAACGAGTTCCTCCGTCTTATCTTGGAAAGCCCTGTCGCACAGCAGATTGTTGGGCCTGAGGGAACCGCCGAACTTATGCGAGATCTGGCGGGCAACCTTAATACTAACGTTGATCGTCTCGTCCCTAGCCGTGAAGACATCCTGAAGAAGCAAGCTGAGCAGCAAATGATGATGCAGCAGCAACAGGCCATGGCCGCGGCGCAAGGAGCACAGGGTTCACAAGGCCCCGCTAACTTGCAGGAAGACGGAACACCTCAGGGAGGGCGACAAGAGAACAACTTTAGCCCTAAACCAAACGGCGTCTAACGGTGTATCTGTTGACACGTAACCACATTTAGGATAGTTTTGCGCTATGATTGACCTTAATAATGTCGAGATTCAGGCAATTACAGCCCTAACTCGGTTACGAGAGCCCGGAAACGAGGCATTTTTGAGACTAATTACGGCGGAGTTAGAATCCGCCAAGTTGAAGCTTATTCACGCAACCGACATGGCACAGGTCCACCGGTTGCAGGGCAGAGCGGAAGCATTTGTAGATTTACTGGATGCCGTCAATGACGCGCCGAAGGTAGGAAACCGCGCTTAGGCGTAAAATACGAGAAGCACACCATAACGGTTACAGCATACCCACGGGACGCTAGGAGCTTGAGTTGGTGCTTTAAGGAGAAAACCATGGCATTGCCAAAACAGGTACAAGCACAGATCGCTGAAACTGAAGAATTAGAGAAAACGCTAAACGCCCAAACGGAAAAGCCTAAGAAGAAGACCGAAGGGTCTGACGTTTCAAAGGATATTCCAGAGGATACCGAGGCAGAAGTACCATTCGAAGCCGAAGCATCAGTAGAACCTGAAGACGCAAAGCCAGCTGACACGTCACCGACGGACGTAGTGGACGAATTTGAGCAGAAATACAAAACCCTCCGGGGTAAGTACGACGCTGAAGTCCCCCGCCTGCACTCGCAGGTAAAGGACTTAACGGCCAAGCTTAACCAGCTCGTTGTGAGTATGGAAGAGAAGCCCAAAGAGCCCGCGAAGCCGAAAGAGAAAGTCAGTTATGTAACCGACGAAGATCGAGCCGAATTTGGCGAAGAACTGATCGGTGTCCAGCGTCGTGTTGCGCAGGAAGTCTCTCAAGGATACGAGGACCGCTTTGAGCAACAACAAGTAGTTATCGACCAGCTTCAAAGTCAACTGAAGCAGACCGGTAGCCAAGTCGGTGAAATGAGCTTTACTCAGAAACTAGCGCAAGCAGTTCCTGATTTTGCCGCCATCGACAACGACGAACGCTGGGTTGCGTGGTTAAACGAGCATGATCCCATGTCCCGTGGCCCGCGCAGAGATCAGGCGGCAGCAGCATTTTCGAACGGGGACGTTGAGGCAGTGTCACATTATGTGAACCTGTGGAAAGCATCCCTAGGAAATGCGGAGCCAGACGAACGTCAGTCTCGCCGAGCTGAACTCGAGAAGCAGGTTACGCCAAATCGTTCATCGAGTTCTGTAAATACAAAGAGCGTAGGTAAAGACTCGAAGGTTTACTCAGAAAGAGAAATCCAATCGGCTTGGAACCGGATTCGCACTTTGAATACGAACCACAAGTACGATGAAGCAACAAAACTTGAAGCCGACATAACGACTGCATATCTAGAAGGCCGTGTGCGAACATAACGTGTTAACACGTCAGTACGTATAGCGCCAGAAAGTAAGCAGCTGTTAGTCACCAACAAAACTAATAGGAGGCCATAATGGCTGCTGTATTTCCCGTAACAGGCGGTTCCGCTTTTGCAACTGATCCATCGTATTCTGGTGCGTTCATTCCGCAATTGTGGTCTAACAAACTAAACGCAAAGTTCTACGCGAACACCATGATGACTGAGATCGCCAATACCGATTGGGAAGGCGAAATCAAGAACCAAGGCGACACCATTCGCATCCGTACGGCCCCGTCGATCACGATCAACGATTATACCGGTGCCGGTGCAACTCTGACGTCCGAAGTCCCTACCCCGATCTTTCAAGACATGCAGATCAACAAGGGTAAGTATTTCAGCGTTCAGGTAAACGACGTTCTCGCTCACCAAGCAGATATGGACATGATGAACATGTTCACAGACGACGCTGCCAAGTCGTTGAAGATCCAAATTGAGAACGAATGTTTCTTTAACTGGTTCGTAACTGAAGGTGCCCACGCAAGCAACGAAGGCGCTACCGCTGGTAACTTGTCTGACTCGTACAACCTCGGTACCGACACTGCTCCGATCGACCAATCTACCCCTGCAAACGTGTTGAAAGCGATCCTTCGCATGTCAGCTGCTCTTGACGAGCAAAACGTTCCAGAGGAAGGCCGTTGGTTAATCATCTCTCCTTTCGATCGCCAGCTGCTCATGCAAACTGACATCGCACAGGCGTACTTCACCGGTGACCAGTCAAGCACCATCCGTACCGGCAAAATCGGTATGTTGGACCGCTTCGACGTTTACGTCTCCAACCTCCTGCCAAAAGGTGCTGCTGCTAAAGCGTTGGTTCCGGGCCTGTCTGCGGTCTCGGGCGGTGCTACAGTAACTAGCGCCAAGGCGCGTCGCATGATGGTCGCGGGCACGAAAAATGCTTGCGCATTTGCCTCGCAAATCAGCAAAACTGAGCCATTGCGTAATCAGACTGACTTCGGTGACATCGTGCGCGGCTTAGCCGTCTACGGTCGCAAGGTCGTTAAGCCTGAAGCTTTGGTAACTGCTATCGTCGGTTCTGCAACCTAACACCTTAGAGGGGGGGCAACCCCCCTCATACAACTAAGGAGGTTGTTATGGATGTATTTGATTTAATCAATGCCGTGAACGCAGAAGTTGTTGCAAACAAAGCAGTAGCTAAGGTTGACGGATCACGCGTGGTTGTGGCCCGAGTAGTTGATGACAAGTTGGTTCTAACCGCCGAAGGCGAAGAGATGGCAAAGACTGTAAAGCCGGTTTCTACACCTCAAGCGCAAAGTGCTAAGTCCGTCAAGACGGCTCGTACTACCGCTTCACCTAAGAGGGGGTAACCGATGTCTACCGTAAAAGTCACTGATATTATTCGGCGAGTAGAGGATGTCCTTCAGGACACTAACATTCGTTGGCCGCGCACGGAATTGCAGAACTGGATGAACGAGTCTTATCTCGCCATCACGCTCGCACGTCCTGACGCAAACGCGAAAGCGGGTACATTTACATGTGCCGCCGGTACGCGACAAACGCTGACAACACAGTTCCCTTCTGGGCTACGGTTGTTGGACGTGACAAGAAACCTCGCTACAGCGTCAACATACAGGGTTATACGCCTTGTTGCACGTAGCGTTCTGGATGACCAACGCCCCACGTGGCACGCCGAAACAGGCACGGTAAACATCCAGCACTACACATTTGATCCACGTCAGCCGAAAGAGTTTTTTGTCTATCCACCCGCAACAAATGCGGCGGAAATTGAAGTTGTGTACACGGACTCTCCGGGTGCAACTACACTGACAGAAGCCCAACTCGATCCAGACTCTTCAGACACTACAGTTATTTTGTTGGATGACATCTACATGTCCCCAATGATCGACTGGATGCTGTACCGAGCGTACTCAAAAGATGCTGAATACGGTGCTAACGAGCAACGTGCGCAGGCAGCTTACGGTGCGTTTAACGCAGCCCTAAACACCAAAAATCAGGTGGACGCGGCGTCCTCGCCTTTAAACCAGAGTTCGGTGACCTAATATGGCAGTAGCATGGGACAGTTTTCTTCCGTACATTCAGCCCCTTTTACCGGGCTGCCCGGAAATTATCATTGAAACTCACTTGCAGGAAGCAGCAGCGGAGTTTTGTGGTATTAGCCAGATATGGCGGTATGACATCGACAAGGACTACACCAGCAGAAACACCGCTGAGTACGACGTTGAGGTGCCTACGAGGACTGTCCTAGAGGATGTTCTAGTTCTTTACGTTAATGGACAACCTATTAGCCGGGTGTCGGATCGACACTACGCGTTGCCAAGTGGCTCTGCTAATGGCCGACCCATGTCCTTTAGTATCTACCAAGACTCGCAGATCCGGTTCTACCCTACCCCCGACGGTAAGTATGAGTTCGAGGGAACGGGTGTTATTAAACCGGCGCTGACGGCTACAGGCGTAGAGGACTTTATTTACGAAACGCACGGGCGTTCAATCGCGTGCGGAGCTATTTACCGCCTAGCGATGATACCGGGCAAGGAATGGACCAACTTCGAGCTTGGCGCCTACTACAAATCGGAATTCTACAAACACGCCACCGACGCTAAAGGCCGCGACACCCGTCGTTCAAGCCTACGCGCCAAGATGGTTGGGTTTGACAAAGCCAGCGTTCGCAGGGGGATTTAATGGCTCAGGTATTTAAGTACGTTCAAGGCGATACAGGCCCCCAGATTCGGGTAACGCTGACAAACGAGGACGACAACGCGGCGGTCGATTTGACCAGCGCGACGGTTACCCTTCACTTTCGGGAAGCAGGCGCGGAAAGCGTTCTGTTCTCTCGCGCGTTTTACATAAACCCGGACACTGCGAACAATGGTGTTGCGGTACTTCAGTGGGCGACAGACGACCTGCAAGTCGACGCTGGGACGTACGAAGGCGAGATCGAGGTTGTCCGCAGTAGCGGCGTTAGAGAAACCTTGTTCGAAAAGCTCAAGTTTAAGATTCGGGCGGACTTCGCGTGAAACTAAAAGCTGTCGAACTGGTTAACGCGCTAACTGCTCATTTTGAGCAGCTAAACGTACTGACCCAGACTTCAGTAAACGTTAACCAAAACGTTGTTAAAGCAGAGCTGGGAAACTTTCTCCTATTTGCTTCGTTTGTTGACGTGGCACCCGCGCGGGACGAAGCGGTTTTAGGGTTCTTTAAGACCTTAACCAATGACGCTGGTACCGCTGACAGGGCTGTCCTAGCAGTTGACAAACTGGTGACCGAGTACGGCTACACCATAGACAACCAGCGTATGAACTTGGGTAAGGGGGCTTTTGACCCCGCTACTGCGAGTGATGTGCGTTACCTAGGGTTCGCGAAAGCAGTAAACGACGTTGTGTCTGCTGTCAGCGATCAGGTCTCTCGAGGTACGGGTAAAGCCCTTGGCGATGTTGTTGGTACGGCAGAGGCGCTTGCGTTTGCCCTCACCAACGCAAGGTCCGACACCGCGTCCTCTACGGACAACGACGTCATCGCCTTCTCTAAGGCGCTTGCAGACCACGGCTTCCTCGCGGAGGCCATTGATACGCTTGCGTTCGGAAAAGGGCTCTCAGACGCTCCTGTGGCCTCTGACGCTATAGACAGCTTCGGGCTTACCAAAGCCCTAACAGATACAGTCACTTTTACCGACGATATTGACGGTGCGGCTTCAATTCTTGACGATCAAGAGATGCAGTTCCGTAAAATTAAGTCGAACATAGCCTCTGCCGCAGAGACTTTTACACGGCAAGTAGGATATAATCGACTCTTCTCAGACAATTCTATTGCATCTGAGACACATTATGTGGTTACAGGTAAGCATCTTTCAGATATACCTGTAGCAACCGAAACTCTGGTTAAGTCTCTAACGAGACAGCGCTCAGACAGCGCCCTATTTGGGGACGCGTCCGTAGTTACCTCTGGAAAGGTACTACTTAATTTGGCCTCGAGCACCGACGCGGGGTCGTTGCGGAGTCAGGGATATACTGACTTCACATACTTCGCGGAAGACTTTGTCGGGGCTTCCACTACGTTCTGAAGGAGATCGTTATGATCAACGAAAACTTAAAGCTCTCTGGCCAGCTTAACATCGTCCTGAAGGACAAGGCTGGAAACATCAAAGACTCGCGAAAGGTTAAAAACCTCGTCGTGGACTCTGGGCTCGCGTTCATTGCGTCCCGTATGTCCGGTACCACTAAAGCTATCATGTCTCACATGGCGCTAGGCTCTTCGACAACAAACGCAGCAGCAAATCAAACCGATCTGGTCTCTGTGTTGGGAAGCCGAGAAGCTTTGGATTCAACCACCATCGCGGGCACTAACGACGAGCAGATCCAGTACCAAGCGTCTTTCGAGGCGGGCGATGCAACGGGTGCAGTAACGGAAGCGGGTATCTTTAACGCGGCCACGGCTGGCGACATGTTGTGCCGTACGAAATTCGATGTGGTTAACAAGGCCGCGGATGACACGATGTCCGTTACTTGGACCATTACTTTGTCTGCGTCTTAATTAAGCTAGGGGTGTAACACATGGCTACGATAACAACCCGCGTTCAGGGCGCTGCTCCTAAGGGTTCACCCCTAACTAACGTTGAGGTGGATGACAACTTTCTAAACCTCAACACAGACAAGCTGGAGAAATCCGGCGGGGCGATGACGGGTGCTATTACTACCAACTCAACTTTTGATGGCGTTGATGTAGGCGCTAGAGACGCTGTTCTAACCACAACTACGACAACTGCTAATGCGGCCCTGCCAAAAGCTGGCGGGGCAATGACCGGGGCCATTACAACCAATAGCACCTTTGATGGTCGAGATGTTGCTACCGATGGTGCTAAGCTAGACAACATTGAAACCTCAGCAGACGTAACTGATACTGCTAACGTAACAGCCTCTGGTGCTTTGATGGATTCAGAGCTAGCCAGCATTACTTCTGTCAAGGCACTAAACCAAGGTGTCGCAACAACAGACGACCCTACTTTTACCAACACCCATCTTGCAGCCATTGACGCAACGATTGCTGCAACAGCGGTAGATACGTTTGTGTATGACACCCGCAAAGACAGCGACGGTGGTGCATGGCGTAAGCGTACTCAGCACACTAGTTGGTACAACGAGACATTGAACACTACTACCCGTGGTAGTCGTAAAGAGTTCCCTGTAGTTGCTGTGATTGTGGCAGAGATTAATAAGGTTACCATCTACGATGGTGACGACCCTGCTATGCCTATGTGGATGGTGTTTAATCAGGCAGGCTGGAACGTTACGCTGATAATAGGTGCAGCCAATACCTCCACTAGCATGATCAATGGTAAATTGGCTGTAGGCACGGCCCCGAATGCTCAAGGTTTAGTTCTGATAGATTTTATTCTTGATAGAAGCCAAGCCCATTTAACTGCGTCAAATTATGGCGGGGTAGATAGGACAAGTCTAGCACTACGGAATGCACCGGGACATACCTTTTCAGCAGGTACGGCTTTAGGTGACCCTACAGGTAATATTGCAAGTAACGCAGTCAACGACGTAGCAATGACCGTACTGCCCAACGCACCAATAGACCCTGCCACTGGACTACCTGTGCCGACTATTGCGGTTGCTACTAACGGCGGCGTGAGTGTGATTAAGGATAATGGGACTGTTGTTGATATTAGCCAAACAACTAATTATACCCTTACGTATGAAGTGGCCTTCACTAAAGATAATAAAGTCGCTTACATCATGGACTCAGTTAATAGTTCTAGGGTTATGCGTGTTGATAGCATTCCAGCAAGTGATTTCGTAGTAACGTCTAACCAGCTAGTGCAAGGTAGCGGAGAAGAGTTTTACGGGATGTCAGATTTTGGTTCCGGGTTAAACCTGTTCTTATCTAAGGACAACAATTCGTATATTCGAGATATAGTTGTCTCTAACGACAACAACAGAATTATTGGTTGTGACAATAACATAGCTATTGTAGCCCCAAATCTAGCAAACCCATCCAAAGGTTCCGTTGCCTACATCACCCCAGACTACAACACAGGCTGGATGCACGGTGACATCAAGTTAGCTACCCTTTCGGATACTGATGCGACTGATGTTGTTGGTACTGATTTAGCAACGGGCTACACCACAGTTGGAAATTGGTCAAAGCAACCGTCCATATCTATATCAGAAAGCAGTGGAACTTTGTCTATTAGCGGTAATGGTACAGGAAGTAATGTGTATTTCTGGTTACCGCTTACTGTTGAGGCTAATACAGAATATGTCCTAGATATTACTATTAACCCCGGTTACATGAACGGTTTAGTAGTTAATACCTCTCTTTATACGCTTGCCGGCTCCCTAGTCACAATTAATAACGTTACAGGCGGTTATACATTCAACTCTGGGTCTAACACCTCAGTTAATTTGCAGGGTTATCAAGCACCGTCTGGTACTACTCAGATTACTAGCATGACACTTAAAAAAGCAGAACAAGACCGCAGTGTTAACGGCAACGGTCTCCAAGTATTCGGCACAGTCACTAAGACTCCGGTAGCAACGGGTGCTGACCTTGTAGGGTATAGTGGGTTTAGTGCTAGCAACTACCTTGAGCAGCCTTATAACAGTGACCTGGACTTTGGTACTGGTGACTTTTGTTATCAATG